CTGTCGCTCCGGTAGCACCCGCAGCACCCGCAGGGCCAACAGGGGCAACCTCAGCCGTGAAACTAGCAGGCGTGTTCGTGCCGACTGTTACGCTCGCTTCGGGGTCTGCTATCGAAGCCGTAAAAGTCCCCTTACCTTGAATGGTGATGGAGAATGAAGCGGACATCGATTAAGCCTTTGTAATTTCAGGGATGATTAAAAACTCGATTGTTTCTGAATAGAAAACAGTACCGCCAATGCTTACGCGGATGTCCCAGCGTGCTTCGCCTGTGTGCCAATCTGCGGTGTATAACTCGTCGCGGGTCGTGGTGATCACTAAGCCTGCACCGTTTAAGGATACATCCAGGTTGTCCGTCACTCCGTTGGCATCCTTAATCGAGGAAGTAATCGTCGCACCGATGAGATTAGCAAGTCCACCCGCAGGAGGTGTATAAGTCACCGTAGCTGAGAAAGAGGAACCGCGCTTGAAAGTGAAGTCGGACATGGAGCGTTAGATTATAAGATGCGAGCTGAGAGCACGCAGGGCAGTAAGCCGTACGTCTCTGATGGTACACTAGTATTAGAAAACTCTACAAATGAGCCGACTGACGTATTTGTTCCTAACAGTGTATTAATAGCATTAACAGGATTTGGACTGCCTGTTAAATCTACCGAAAATGAAATGCCTTCAAAACTAGTTAAAAAAGTATTGAAAACAAGTGTGCCGCCTGCGGTTTGTAAGTTATAAGTTACTGTCGAATTGATTGCCGAAATAGTAAGATAGCCTGTGGTATCTCCTGTTTGAGTTAATACTGCCTTAGCACCTGACCATCCTGCCGTTGCGTTAATTGCTGTAATGATTGCATTTTGTACGTCTGCCGAAGTGAATGGATATTGAATTGCGGCAGTTGTGAAACTGAGCGATGGAGTACTTCCACTATAAGATATGTTAAATGTGCCACGTACAGGCTTATTATTGATGCTAAAATAAATGTTACCGGATGAAGCCGAACTAACCGTAATTGTCGGAGCACTTAAAGCCGAACCGTAAACGGTATAAAATCCAGCACTACCGGGAGTGCCAAGAATAAGTGCAGTTTGTGCGTAGTCGGCTGCTGGCAAGTTTTCCATCGGGTAGGCAGCTGAGCCTGTAGTTTTAACTAAATACAAGTTAAGCTTAACCTTACTTGCCTCGTAGAAGTTAATAGGCTCGGCAAATGCGAGGTCATTAAAGTCACGGTAAGCGACGTTGCGATATGGGTCTAAGAAAATGTCAAAAGTAAGTGCCATGGCTTCTATCTATGCGAAAGCGTCAAACGGTATAGTCAAAGGTGTACCCGGCAGGAGCACCTGAGCCGCCTGTGACGTAGAACGAAGATGCCCAGCCGTCATCGATGCAAGGGCCTGTGGTAACAGGTGAAGCACTCGCAAAGATATAGGACTCTGCCGTCTCTGTTAGATCCACGTCCCCGGTATGGTACTGCGTGAGCTTCTTGGTAGAGGAGTCGTAGAGAGCAATTAACTTAACCGACAGACCGAGCCTGTCCCACATAGAGGTAAACTTGTTGAATGTTGGTATTGGCCCTGTACTGCCTGATGCAGTTGTAGGAGGTGTACCGGGAACGTTAACTGATACCGTGGCTGAGTATGTTCCTGTTTGAAAAACGTGTTTGATAGTTGGCACTGAGCCTTCTCCATCAGTTGCACTTGTCGGGCCATATCGGAATGAAGAAGCAAACTTACTTGCACTGATGACAGCCAGCCGAGGCTTACCGTATGCGGGAGCAGCACGATACAATACGACCAATGTATCTTCTTCATCCTCTATGCGAAATTGATTAAGGGCTAAGGTCGCAGCCTTCGCTGTATATCTTAACTCTTTGTAACAGTTGCACCCTTCAACCTTGTACAGTTTGGTATCAGCTAAATAACTCGAGTCTTGAATAGAAGCATCACCGACAGACACATCTCGATTTCCTGATGAGGTCAGCATCGTGGTATAGTTTAAGATTTTAACAAAGCCCGGCTCGACCTTCATCCATTTTTTAGTAACGCCTGCGACCTTTTCTGTTAAAACGGTACACTCAAATTGCAAGGGTGCAGGCTTGCGAGGAGGGTCGATTACAAGCGACGTCTGCCCACTTACATTTTTAACCTTATAACCTATGCCTGGGCGTATCATGTTACCTTGTTGGGCGTAAGTTTGTATTACCACCCATCTTCTGATTTGTTTGGAAGTTGGTATGCATATTGGTAGCCCAGCCGCCTGAGTTATTTGGGCTATCCTTACTCGGTGTTGATTGGTCGCCGTAGTAATAAATGTCTACGTCCCAGCCATTGACTGCAAAGGTAATGTCGAATGACACCTTAACCAACGTGCCGAAAAACTCTAACGATATACCTGTAAGCAATAACTGTGGAAGGCCGCCAATCTTGGTAGAGAAGCCAGAGCCTGCCGTCGAAGTCCAACTTGGTTTCAATCCGCTTAGATCGCCTAAGAGGTTTACGCCTTCCCAAAATCCTGTCCAGCTTGTCTGCCCCATGGCGCTTACGAGCTTAGATGCCATGTACATGTCGGTCGTATAAAGACTTCCGGTAATTCCGAAGCCTGCGTTTAAGTAACTTTTAACACCGTACTTATCTCCGTGTAGATTGCTTACTTCGGTGTGCTCTACGAAAGCGTCGAATGAACCGTCTGCATTAAACTTAGCACCGTTCAAAGGAGAATCAGGAGTACCGCCTAGGTATGTAGCAAAGTTAGGGTGAGTCTCGATAGGCTCGGTGGACATCGAACCGCGTCCGCTTACTTCCGCATCGGTAACATTGCCGACTGCGATACCGCAGTACTGAGCCGAGAAGATTTGCAGGCCGTTGCTATTAAGGGTCGAAGAAACGTTGTGACAGATTAGGCGCTTATCTTTTGAGAAAGCATCGCCACGTTTTGGCACTGCAGATAAAGCGGAAGCACCGTCGGCAGATGACTCAGAATTGCCATGATTAATTGTGTAATCTGCTTTGCAAGTAAGTAAGCCGAAGCCGTCGTCCTCGATTGTCCATCCAGGCATTAAGACTGCCGTGGCTAGTTTGTTTCCTTTTGTAATTCGTGCCATAAATTATTTTCCGAAAGTGCTCTTGAAAACGTTTATACCTGTGCGTAGCAGGTCGTTATTAGGGTTAGTAAAGTTAGTCGCACCAGCCTTTGGAATTGTTCCATCAGTCGCTCCGCTTGTATTGTCTGCCATAGTCGTCGTATTCTGAGCGATGACAGCAAGGTGATCCGTTGCAGTCTTTCCGGCTACCATGCCAGCGGCCTGATACGCAGAGCCACCGATTTGAGCCATCGAGCTGACTGCCATTTTCCCGCCTTCGGATGGCTTCTTACCTGCGTTGATAAGGTCTTGAGCCATCTGTGCGGGCGTTTTGTTTTTAAGAGCCTCAGTAGTTGAAGCAGTCATTGGGGCTTTAGGTGCTTTGCCAACATCGCCAGCAGTGATGCCCATTAAGTTTGCCGCGCTTACTGCGGCTGTAATTTTAGCAGTCTCTGCTGCTTGTGCTAATTTGTCATTCATTCTGTCTAACTGATCTGCCTGAGCATCAGTCATGATAGGAGCCGCTGCCATGTTAGCGCGTAACTCGTCGTAATTGGATAAGAGAGGTATCATATCCATAGCAATTTTATCACCGAATACTGCGGTCGCCATTTCGTACTTCTGTTGCTCATCAGTAAGCGAGCTCATCGAGACAGCCATGCGTTGCAAAATCTCGTCGGCAGATATGCCCTTGCTCTTGATTTCGTCCATGGAGAAGCCGAGTGCCTGGAGTGCTTTTACTTTAGGGTCACTAGTCTTTCCTGTTTCGGCTAAGTTGCCTGCGTCTCTTACCAAGTTGCGTAAATCTTTATAACCTTTCCCAAGTTGCTCGACGGACAAACCGCTTTGGTCTGCAGCATATTTCAAACGTTGAAATTGCTCAACGGTCATCCCAAGCCGTGCAGACTCGTCCTTAATGTTTCCCATTTCTCTTGAGGCATTGAAAGCAGCAGAAGCTAGTGCAGTTAAACCTACACCTGCCGCGGCCCATTTAGCCGTAGACTTGCCGACGCTGTTGCCAAACTTTTCAGTTTCCTTACTAACGTTTTTCAGCGTTCCTGTCGCCTTGTCATTGGCGACGACGTTAAATTCTATATTACGTGCCATTGGTTGGGTTTCCTACCTTTGCCAACTCGTCAAGCAGGGCCTCATCTTCGCTTGAAAAAATCTCCATCGAAGCACCGTCACTAACCGAAAATCCTGCCGACATCCAAACGGCCTGCGACTCCGGCATATGCAATGCCTGTTCAAATGAGATGCCATGCTTAACTAAGTTAGTAATGATAGCGAGAGGCCATGGGATACCGTTGTGCCTCGGACTGCCACCCTGGTCACGTTCCGACTTCTCCCAAAATTGAGGCCACGTGCTAACCTTGATGTGGTCGTGCGCTAACTCAACAGCCGCCGCGTACCGCTTGCCTGACATTAAACGTATGCCGTGGAAGTGATCTGACAGGCTGGGCTTGAGATTGCCGGACTCGCTACATACCTTAGCAAAAAGTATAATGTCCGCTGGCTTCATTATGCGGTCAGTCACGATAGGATGATTTAACGCGGTAAGCCAAAGCCGATGCTTTAAGCACCATGGGTACAACTTATACCCGCAAAGATGCGTGCCTTTAGGTGTCAGAAATGCCTCTAGAAATCGCTTGTCCATAGGAAGGGCTAGACCATGCAATCAAAACGCCTCTCAAGGCAAGCCAAGGGGCAAAGAAAAGGCCCTCCGTAGAGAGCCTAATCACCTTTCGCGTCAGCTAAGGATTTGTAGGGATAACTTATACCTTAGTAGGTAATTGCTTCATACTCCGTTGCGGAGAGGGAAATTAACGTAAAGCCTTTATTTTGCCCACGATCTTCGATGCGGGTAATACAGCCTGTGAATGCGACTTCATTACCAGCAAAAACAATTTTGTCGCCAATCGAAAGGACAAAGGTGGCAGCACTAGTCAATACGCCTTCGAGGCTTAGTTCATTAGTGCGACCGTCGAGGCGGTGCGTGACAGTCTTACCTGTCTCGTCTTGTACTTTGTCATCCAGCTCGAAAGAGCGAGTGACCGTGTATGATTGAACGGTAATACCTGTTACAGTACCCGAAATACCATATACATACGCTGTTCCTTTAGTTACGGCTGCCATAGTGTTATACCTTTGCGTGCGGTGTAAAGACTCAGGCAGGTAAGACGATTAAGATAGAAAAGTTAGACGTAGACAGCAGTGCCCTGTCGCCTTGGCTTTCTTCGGTGCTGGTATAGATTACGTCGTAGCAGGTAGCGTCGCCTTGGCTGGTAAATAGTGCCTTAACGGCTGGGATGTCCTGCAATGCCCCGAGTACTGCCGCGGTACGTGCCCGGTGTACGGTCAAGGCCGTTGCCTCGTCTGCCGAAGTAAAGACCGTAACACTTAGGCTGGCGTTAAAGTTGCCCTGCCATTCGGGCAGATCGGAAATGGGGTTAAGGCTAGATACGCTAACAACGCAAAGAGGTAGCAGCGAGACATCAGTCTCAATGCCTCTCTCAATGTTTACACCTGTAAGCTCGGTTTGAGCCTGGAGGTGGGCGACAAGTGCGCTCTCGATGATTTCTGCTGGTGATTTAGTTCCCATTGGTTTCGTTGTTAAATTGTTGGATACCTATTTCAAGGTACTTCTTCATCTTACCTTTTCGATTAGCTGTTCTGTATGCAAGTGTCTTATCAAATGTTTTAGCAGTCGTGCCAGCGTTGCCAGCATTGCCTACCATATTGACTATATTAATTTTATAAATCTTTAACTTGGCATCAGAGTTATATACCGAAGGGAAATTAAGCATAGCACGCCCAGGAGCACTATGGCGCTTAATAAATGTTGGTAGACCTTTTAGGCCATAAGATTTCTCTATACCCATTGGGTATTTATTCGTGCGAATGCGTACAGGGCCTATCTGCTTAATACAAGCCAGCCAGCCGCTCTTTAGGTAACCGACTCTTTTTTGTGAGCTACGAATATAATTTATAATAGTACGCTCGTCGGCAACTCGGTAGCCTTCTACACTTTCAAAGATTCCATGTGCTGATCCTCCATTTCTGCGAATACGGTGATTAAACTTTTTCTTCATCTGTTGATGCCATGATTTTAGACCGCCAATGTCTAACTTTCTATTCTCAGATGTTCTACCATGGAATAAGTTTTTGAAGTTTTGATAAGCTCTTAAATGATTATCATCTAAACGTATTCTATTCATTGCTAAATTAGACAAACCGTTTCTGCCACGTCCTTGAGTACGCCATTTAACGTAGTCATCTATATTTGAAAAGTCGCCTGTGGCGTCTATTAGTGAGTCATCAACTTTTCGTATTATAGATAGAATGTCTAAAGCAACTGCACGTTCACCAAAGGCTACCGACGAGCGTTTATCTCCATCGCCACCGTTCCCGCTGCTTGCATTGAACAATCCTCTTTCATCGCGTGCATTGCTTTTGATAGATATTGACATCGATGGCGAGTGCTTCATGGCGGCACGCGCTGTAAGTGAGGCTTCTTCGCGTACTGCGTTTTCTATCAGTTGGCCTGTGAAGTTAGCAAACTTACCCAAGTCAGACATAAAGGTTCGAATCTGTCCCAAAGTCCTTTGTGTGGGATAGATAGACATTACCGCTCGTCCTCAGCTCGTACCTGCAATGTCACCCAAGCCGAGCCGGGCTTATAGGTTGAGCCGACGATGCGGTACTTGCGATTGCTCTGTTCCGTAGCGACGAGTGTCTGCCCGATGGCTAGGGTCGAGGCTGGTTGCCCTGAGGATAGAGCCGCGGCACAGGCCGTACCGTAAGAAGTAGTCCAGGATGCCGTCGATGCGACGATGCGGGCCTCGTGGTTTACTGTTTCCATAAACCCGCCTGCCTGTAACTCCTGGCTAAGTGTTGGCTGTCCGATTAGCACCTGCCACGAAGTCGTGCCGGCAACCGTTGTCCATGTCTGAGCGAGGTCGGCCATGTCGCCGACTATATCTTTAGCGTCTGCAATAAGGTCGGACGTATTCATCTAACTTTGCGTAAGTCGTAAAAACAAAAAGGCCACCCGATTAAGAGTGGCCTAGTTGAAGTCTATTTAAGACTGATTAGGCAGTCTTGAAACGGACGAGCGAAGTCGCGCGACCGACAGCACAACCGAACAACAGAGTTGCGGTGATGTTGTAGAAGCCGGACTGCTCTTGACCCATGATGATCTGAACCGAGAGACCTGTGTCAGCGTCTGTACCGACAGCGACATCGAAGCCAGGGATTTCAGTCAGAGGGAGAGCGGTTGCAACTGCGATAGCGTCTGCACCACAGGAGAAGCCTGCGAGGTTTTCGCTGTTGGTAGGGAGGTTGCTCCACTGATAAACACCTGCACCAGCGAGCGTACCGATTGCACCGGAGCTGATGACGTTAGCACCGAGGCCGTTAGCGGCAACAATCTTGGAGTCAGAGCGAAGGTCAGCGAGGTACTTGCTGTTCACGATGAGGGCACGTGGGTTAGCTGCCTTAGCGTCGTCGAGGGTCTTTTGACCAGCAACTGCTTCGTCGTAGCTGAAGTCTGCACCTGTGGTTGTCGATGCGGAGTAGTTAGAGTTAATAATGAGAGCAGCGATGTCAGCCATGCACTTTTCAGCGAGGGCGTTTGAAGCGGTCTGAGCGAAGTTCTGGAAGAAGCTCATGCCGTAGTCGCGGATGTTCAAAGGAGTGACGCGTGTCGATACCTTGTAATGTTTCAGGGTGACGTCAGCCTTAGTGACTGTTGCGTCGTCCTGTGTGAGATAGCCACCTGTCGAGAACTCAGTTGCAGTCGAAGTGCCGATGAGGGGCACTTGGATTGTCAAACCTTGTCCGGAGACTTGTGAGGAGAAAACTGAGCTGAAGCCGTTGAGGACAGGCAGCTTGTTTTTGAGGGATGCGATCACGCTGTCAGCTAAGACAGAGGGAGCGGCTTGGATGGAGTTAGCCATGGGTTAGGATAATATGTGGGGAAAAAAGATTGCTCAGCGAAGGGCGGCCTTGATGGCTGCACCATGCTTAGCGAAGAAAGCCGAACGCTCTGCACCCTGGAGGGAGAGGTACTGTTCGACTAAAGAAAGTTTTGGGGCTTCTGAAGTTTCAGGAGCAGACTCAACAGGGTTCACACCAACCGAAGCACAAACCTTAGCGGCTTCGACTGATGCGGAAACTGCGTTGCCTTCGAGTGAAGCGATGCGAGCAATCAGCTCGGCCTTCTCAGCAGTGAGGCCGTCGATGGCGACAGTCAATTCTGCGAGCTTGGCATCTTTAGCGACAATGTCGGTCTTAGCGCCTTCGAGAGCAGCAACCTGTTCGGATGCTAACTTTTCAAAGGAGACACGGATTTCATCACGCTCAGTAGTAACTGCGACGACGCTGGCTTCAGCGACTGCGAGTAATTCTTCGATTGTTGGCTTCATTCTATAAATGCGGACTGCGTAAAGAATTACTTAGCCTTAGGCTTAAAGGTACGAGCAACGGCTTTACCGTTTAACTCTCCTAAGAGCTGATTGAAGGAAGTCGTAAGCCCTGTGACTAGTCCCTTTGATGCGGCAACCTTGCCGGAGAAAACTTGTCCCTCCATGTCGGAGTCATCTACTTTTTTACGCTTAGATTTAACCGCAGAACGGAAGTCGGTATGGATTGCGTTTACCTGCTCTTGCAGATCTGCACGCTGGGCTTCGGAGAGGCTTGTGCCTTCGATGCCTGCACCTTTCAAAGTGCCGGACTTGATAACTTCCATCTTAACGCCCATCGACTGTGCCGAGAAGTGCAACCCCGACAATCCGGCAATGGCGATTAAGGCTCTCGAGTCTTGGGTTCGCTCAGCTCGCAACATTCTTTCCAAAGATGAAACGCAAAAAGATGCCTAAGCCATCTCGACCATTTCGAGATAAGAAGCGTCGCATCTTGAAAAAAATAATCGAGAAGGAGACGAAGCATGGCTGACGCGTCGCTCATTGCATTAGGTCGCTCGGTGCTTCGTCCATCGGACACAGGCGACGTTGTGGATTGGATGGCGGCAAACGTTACGGCAATCCCCGGCTCACCGTTTAGCGGGCCGTATAATCCTGAGCGGTATCCATGGGTAGCCGCGGCGCTACGGATCACCACCGACCCGAGCGTATCGCTCTGCCTTATCCTCGCATCTATCCAAAGCGGTAAGACGCTGACGCTAGGGCTAACGACTTGTCACATCGCATCGAGGCAACCAGGGCCGACGCTAGTGCTTCAAGACAACGACCAAAACGCACGCGACTTTAATCTGATAACTCTGCGACCCTTGTGGGATAATTGCCCCGCAGTAAAAGACCGACTCGTGCCCGAGTTAGACCGTAGCTCGACTATTCTCTTTGACCGTATGACATGCTGGGTCTTAGGCGCGCATAACGATAAAAACTTGCAGCGTCGGTCTATCCGTTGGCTGATTGGCGACGAGTGCTGGCTGTGGCCTAAAGGGCATATGGCTGAGGCTTCCGCACGTGTGACGGCTTTCGGTTGGATGGGTAAACGTATCTTCGCATCGCAGGGCGGTATCGCTGGCGACGACTTTGACTTGGCTTGGCAGTCCACCGATCGGAGAGATTGGCATTTCCGCTGTCCTAAGTGCGACTCTCTCCAGCCTTGGGTATGGGAGCAAGTACGCTTCCCCGAGGATGCCAAGTCTACTGCGGGCTGGGATAAATTAAAAGTAGCCAAGGGCACGACTTACGAGTGCGTGAGTTGCCGCGAAAGATTACCGGATACGAACGGCACACGGATTACGGCAAATGAGCGTGGCGAGTTTATTGCCACAGGCCCTGCATCGATTAGCGGGCACGTGGGCTTGCATTGGAACAGCCTCGCACAAATGAGCTGGGGCGAGTTAGGGGTCATGATGCTTGAAGCCTCCGAGGCGGCAGAGCAGTACGGCGACAATGCTCCGAGGCGTATCTTTAAACAGAAGCGGCTGGCGATGCCATGGAGCGAAGAAGGCGGCACGATGATTACCGACGCTAAGGCTTCCGAGTACAAACTTGCCGACGCGTGGGATGACGAGGCCACGATTAACGCTCGAGGTAAATTGCAGGGCGTGGACAGCGAGAAGGCCGCAGGCTCAATACCTTTCCGCACGATGGGCATCGACGTTCAGCGTGGACACTTTTGGGCGGTAATTCGCTCCTGGTCATTACGTGGCGAGTCTCGGATGCGCTACTTCGGCAAGGTTGAGACGTGGCAGGAATTGGACGCGTTAGCCAAAGTCCACAACGTGAACAAGGGGCTAGTGATGGTGGACTCGGGCGACCAAACGCAGCTCGTTTATTCCGAAGCTTCTAAGCGTGATTGGAAAGTATCGAAGGGAAGCGGGCAGGAAGATTTCACGGTCAAGGGTGGCCGTCGCATTTACTCTGATCCGCAGAGAGTGGCAGTACCAGGAGCGGTGCGTGCGGCTCGTCTTATTCTATTTTCCGCAGTCTCTCTGAAAGACATTCTCCATGGGTTGCGTATGCGTAAATTGCACACCTTCCCGCTGGACGCTCCGAGTGAGTACGCTGAGCAAATGGATGCCGAGGTGCGGGTTAGGGATAAGCGCACCGGCAAGGCGATGTGGATACTTCCGCAGGGCAAGAAGGACAATCACGCTCTCGACTGCGAAGTGCTATCTATGCTCGTCGCTATTCGCTGGGGCATCGTGGGTCGAGACAAGGCCGACGACACTTCTACTGAAACTTCCGATGCGATTTAATTATTTGCGTCGTCTGCATTTTCTTTTCTTAATTAACTTAAGGGTGCTGGGTGGGTTTTTATATCCGGCAGGCGCGGGGTTGTTTGTACCTGCTCAGCACCCCCTCTTTACATTTAGGCAACTGTAAGATGGCATCCGGCATTTTCGTAGGCTTAACTGAGTCCGACATTCTCGCTATCCGCGACAAGGCGGTAGCCATGTTCAAAGAAGGCAAGACCATCATGAGTTATTCCGACAGCGGTTCAAATGTGAATAAATCATTTACCCTCGCTCCAAAAGAAGTCTTAGCCGAGTGCCAGCACGCCCTCAAATTACTTGACCCCGAAACCTACGGAACCCGCACGACTATTATTCGCACCGATTACCGAGGCTTCGATGGCTTTTAATTTATGGCACGTGCTCCTAAAAAATTAACTAAGCCAAAAGTCAGTAAGCCATCGGGAAGCCCGAAGGCCAAGGCCTCGGCAGGCTACGAGAGTACGCGGTACAATGGGCGTCGCTCATTCTTACTGCTGTCTCCAGCTCAGGATCAGAAGCGTGACCTAACTTATGGCGCACGTATTGAGATGCTCCGCAAGATGCGTTGGGGCGAAAGGAACAGCGGCCCAATTCGTGCGATGGTTGGCGACTTGGTGCTTTATACCGTCGGTGACGGCTTTGCTGCTCAACCTTCGACGACGGACTCCGCATGGAACGCTCAGGCGTTACAATATTGGAATGAAACGACGAAGCGTTTAGACATCACAGGCCGTTTCTCATTTAACGATTTGTTACGCATTGCTGAGCGTCGCTGGGTTGTCGATGGTGATTTCTTCCTAGCCAAAGTTCGCAACGGTTCAGGTACTGCCAAGTTGCAAGGCATCGAGGCACACCGCGTCGCTAACCCAGCCGAAGGCGAACCACCCGCAGGAATGTGGGATGGTGTAATGACCGGAGCCTATGGCGAGGTGACCGCTTTTAACGTTATCCGTTCCGATGGAACGTCCCGCCAAATCTTAGCCAACAGCATGATGCAAGTCTGCGACTCTGAGTTCGTCTCAGGCGTTCGTGGTTTGCCAATCATGCAACATTCTTGGAACGACCTCCAAGACTTAATGGAAATACTTGCTCTCGAAAAGAAAGCCGTAAAAGACCACGCCCACATTACCCGCGTATTGAAGCGTAACGGTGGCGAGTTCGGTGACTTGGCTTCCGAGATTGCATCAAACCCAAATGCGTCAAACGCATTACAAAACGGTGGTGGTGGAGATTTCATCGCACTCGAGCCTGGCGAAGATTTAGACCTGAAAGCCAGCCAACGTCCTAACACCAACTTCCTAGGCTTCATCGGTGAAGTACTTGCCGACGCTCACCGTGGCGTTATGCCTGTTGAGTTTAACGACCCGAGCAAACTGACTTCAGCTGCGGTTCGCCTCATCGTCGCTAAGATGGATCGTGTGGCTTCCCGCCATCAAGGTATCCTCATCGACAAAGTATGTAATCCAACATGGGGCTACTTAATCGGTGACGCTATCGCAAATGGCGACCTTCCCGATAATCCCGAATGGAATAAAGTATCCTGGACTACGCCTAAGCGCGTGACCGTGGACGCAGGCCGTGAGGCGGCAAACGACCGAGCCGATATAGAGATGGGTCTTATGTCCATGTCAGAATTATATTCTCAGCGTGGAATGGACTTCCGCGAGGAGATGCAGAAACGCGCTCAAGACATGGCGTTCATCCGTGACCTTGCAGTTTCAACAGGCGTTCCATTCGAGCTACTTTATAAAATGACTAACGTCCAGCCTGGCACGACGACTGCTCAATCTGGCACAACTCCAACTCCATAATTTATGCGTTTCCTAACCAATGCTCTATCAGGCCGTGAGGCTTTACTCATCGACCCTGCCAAGGCTACGGATCACAAAAAGGCTGCCGAGGCTGCTGGCTTTACCGACATGGTAGCCGCGTTGTTCGGCTCTGCTCCTAAGCCTTACAAGGCTGGCTCAGTTGGCGTTATCCCTCTACACGGTGTAATCGGAAAAGGATTATCCCCTCTCGATAAGA